TTGCCACTTTGGATTTCGGACGCCATAGTCGTACCTCTTTCGTTTTCTTGTTGTAATCACCATGTCGAAGGATGTAAGCCATACGAGCTTGCTCGACTGCTACCGCTTCATTGAGACCAGCCTTGACATAAGCCTCAACTACAGCGTCCCAGCCGCCTTCCACGATCTTCTCTGCACGCACGTCACCGATTCCGGGACAGCCGGGATAGCCGTCAGTCCTGTCACCTGTCAGTGTTTGCATAAGATGTTGTCTGTTTGCGTCAGCCAGAGAGACCTCAACGATCCCTTGTTCTGGCTTTGACGGGTTGTAGTAACGTCCCGGAATAGTCTTCATGTCCTTGTCAGCGGAGACGATCACGGCTTTCTTCTTACCAGTCGCAAGAATGCCCATGACATCATCAGCCTCAAGATTCTTCCACTGCTGAACGCTCCACGTGTCAACGATATACTGACGGAGTTGATTAAACACCGTTGGTTTACGGACACCTACACGGTTGTGTTTATACTGTGGGTATACGTTCTTGCGGAAGTTCAGTGAATCACTGAGGCAGACCTTGAAGTCCGTGCCTCCAAGTGTCTCAACAAACTCCACAACGTCCACGTCAACACGTTGCTTGGCTTCCTTCAAATCAGAATGCAGTGTCCACATGTCATCACCCCAGTGGATTGCCTTCTCTACTTTGGAGGCAACGGTATAACAAAGGATGTCACCATCAATGAGGATTAACATTCGTCCCCTGTTGCACTAAGCACGAGGTTCTTAGTGTGATCGAACATGATCGAAGCCAGACCAACAACCTCTGGGGCATTGCCCTTCGTTTCGATTGTCAAGGCATAGCGATGCTTGTCACGGTCGATGTATCCGCAGTAAATGAAACAGCCGAAGCGAACTGTTAATTCATCAAACAGTTGTTTGGTTGTAATGAAAGATAGAGACTCAGACATAGTCAGTCCTTTTCAGTTTGCGTAGGTGTTGCTCAATCGCAGCACGCTTCGCAGAGCGTGGTGGATATGACCTGTATAAAAGAACAAGTTCCGCCTGTGGCTTCTTCTCGATTAAATATGGAAGGACTGATTCGCAGCACTTCACGGCGTTTTCTCCGTAGACGTCCCATTGGTATGAGGTTCTGCGGTTGCCCTCGGTTGTTGACTTGATATAAACTCTTCCGCCAAACTCTTGGCACAAAGCGGACAGCATCCATGGGAAGCAGTTTGAGACAGAGACTCGGATGCCTCCGCCGACTGGGGCGAAGGAGCCTTCTCCATCGAGGTAGCCCGCAATGTAAGCCAGCCAAGTAGGGCGATCAATGCGTCTCGCTCCAAGATCGACCCTGTCGATATTCGCCATCGAGGTGGATACGGAGGCAGTAATACTCCCCTGCATCTCGGATGGATTTGACTGCGGCTTTACCAATAAGTTCCGCCACGGTTGGCTTGCACTCGATTTGGAACTCGTCATGAATCCAACCCACGATTGAATAAGCTTTGCCGAAACATAGACCCTCCTTGGTCAATTCGTTTGTCAAGATGCACAACGCCTTCTTCATGACAACAGCTCCGGCTGATTGCAGAAGAGTGTTTAACGCAGAGTGCGGAGATCGAATAGGCAGCCGGCGTCCGTCAAGACCAATGATGAATCCTGATTTGGCTTTCTGCGTAACTGCTTGCATCAGCATTTTGTAAGCCGGCAGATTCTTCTCGAAGGACTTGCGGAGAGCAGCACCACGCTTGTCATCCCCACCAACAACTGATCCCAGTTTGGTATCACCTGCTCCATAGATCATTGCGTAGATGAGAGTCTTGCTTGTGTTGCGGTAGCCCTCTAATACTGGATCATGCTTGTCACGTTTCGTGCCAGCCTTGACAAGCCCGAAAGCCTGAGCATTCTCCCAGTGAATATCACCGTCTGTAACAATCTTTCCATACACACCGTCGTCGAAGCGAGCAATGAAGTGGGCAAGGCAGCGGAGTTCTAAACCACTGGCATCAGCACCAACCAGCACCATGTTGTTTGATGGCACAAAGAGAGAGCGGCATTCTGTTCCGTAGAGACTTCGTCCCGCTGGAACTTGCGACATGTTTGGCTTGGAGTGTGTGGCTCTTCCAGTAACAGCACCGTTGGTGTTGATACGTCCATGCAGTCTGCCGTTCTTGACAAGCTTCAACCACGACTCATCGCCTTCAGCAACTTGTCCAAGTCGCTTGACAATGAGGAGGTATTCGCAAAGGAGTTTGGCTTCGGGGTACTCCATGTCTTGGAGTACAGACTCATCAATCTTCGGCTGACCTGTAGGCGTTGTCTCGGTAGGAGTCCATCCGTACATTGACTTCAACACACGAGCAATCTCTTGACGAGAGCCGGGGTTGAATGGGATTGTCTTCACCTTCGTCTTCATTTGAATTACTTGTGGAGGGAAGACACTGACTAAACGTTCCTTCAGTTCTAGCTTTTTACACAGCAGGACTGCCATGAGTTGGTCAGCAGCAGCGGTGTCGAAAGCCCAACCGTTCACCTCAATCATCTTGCATATCTGTGCAACGGAAGTCTCAAGCGTGAATACTTCTTGCGGAGTGTTGGCACATTTAATCTTGTTATAAAGTGCAAGCGTCACGGCAGTGTCCTGCTCGCAATAGTTCTGCATCTCAGGAGTCCACGTAGCAAAGCTCGTTGCCTCGAACTCACTCTTCAGTGTGCCCATGCGTACACCCCACGCCTTGAGCGAATGGCTGCCTATGAGTTCCTTCTTGAAACCAGTGCGCTTGAAGTCGTCGTTGCGGAGGTCAGACCAGACAACACGTGTCATGACAAGCGTGTCTGAGATAAGACATGATGGGCTTGTTATACATCCGAACGATCTGAGAATAGGTAGATCGAAGTTGATTATATTGTGACCTATTACTTCGTCTGCTTCTTGAATAAGTTTGAATGACTCTTCATGGTCGTTCTCACTTGTGCTTGACAAGACTGCGCCGGTCAGAGCACAGCGGACAACGACGCACCACAAATGCTTCACGTTCTCCAGCCCCTCTGTTTCAATATCAATCACGTAACGCATCATTCGCCCTCTCCCAGCATTGCCTTGACAGCCAAGAGGTTTCCCTTGTGCATGATCGCTGGGGTGTCCTCACCCATCCATGCACCTTCAATGTTGTACGAGACCCATTCGCTGGCTTCATCAATGTCCATGCCGTCGGTTACGAAATGCTGAACGAGTTCCTCGTAGCCGTAGATAACAATGGCGGGCTGACCACAGCGTTGGTAGTAACCAACCACTGCGTCGTCTGCTCCTGTTATTATCTTAATCGCCATTAGTGGATTATCGTCATTAGTCAAGTACATGTCAAGTTAAAAGTCCACAGAAGTTGCAATTTCTTGGGTGGGGTCAAACATCTCGCACTGAGTCAAGCGTCCAGTCTCTTGGTCATACTCAAGAGCCATAGCCACGCCGGTCTCGCCTGTGAACCGATTCTTCAACACACGCACACGTGTCTGATTCTTGTTCTCTTTGCTCTGCTGATTACGCTCAAGAGCAATCACGCAGTCGGACAGTTGAGCAATACCCGCACTGGAGCGGAGGTGGGACAAACGTACCTCTCCCCCTTCTTCGTGTGGACGACCATCAACACGCTTCAGGTGGCATACAAGGAATAGCGCACACTTCACTTCTTCCACCAGCGTGCGGAGTTTGGTCATGAGACTGTCAAGCATGCGACGCTCATCACCACCGCCGTCTTCCATGAGTCCTGATACTGCAATGCTGATGTGGTCGAGGACGATGACCTTGCAGCCCAGTCCCTTCACCATGTAACGCACACGGTCGAGGAGGTTCTGACTCTCAGTGCTACCGAAGTGGTCATAGAGATAGACCTTGTTGTCTGCGAACATGCGGTCAAACGCATCCTTGAGCATGACCTTGTCAGCCCCTAGATGCAGACGCTTGTTGACTTCGATTGACATGAGACCCAAAGCAGTGCGTGCTGTTGATTCTTCCAGTGCTATGTAGCCCAGCGAGTGTCCTTGCTTGACAAGAGCATGAGCAAGTTCACGACAGAACTGAGACTTGCCGACGCCCGTGCCGGCTGTGATGGTGACGATCTCACCGAGGCGGATGCCGTGAGTCATAGGGTTCAGGTCTTCCCATGGATATGGAATACCTTGACGACCATCCCACTCATTGATCTTTTCCCAAATGTCGTTGGCGTTGACAATGCAGTCGGGTCGGTATGGCAGAGCCTTCCACAAACAGTCGATGAGTTCTTTGCCTTTGCCTTCACGTAAACAATCGTTCGCATCCTTGCATGGAAGCCGAGCGATGTGTGACTTTCCGGGAGAGAGGATGAGTGAGCATTCCTTTGCTGCCTCTTGCCCCGGCTCATCCATGTCAAAGGCAAAGACAACCTTGTCAAAACCTTCAAGCCAGTCCAGACTCCGGCGTACCGCTTTGGCGGCGGAGGAAGCCCCGTTCGGCACGGAGACTACGGGGTACTTGTGATCCCAAAGTTGCGAGACTGACATGGCGTCGATCTCTCCCTCCGTCACGATCACCATACGCCCACTTGGTGCGAACCGGTGTTGACCGAATAAGACCAATGACGTTGAGTCTCCTAAGATTCGAAATTGCTTGTCCTGAGTCCTCACTTTCTGGGCGACTACTTCGCCAGAAGTATTCCGATATTCGGCGACATGGACTGGCTGTCCAAGGTAATCCCCAACTCCATAACTCCATGTCCTGCATGTTTCCTCCGTGAGATGCCGCTTGTCAAGGGCTTGATATTCAACGTCTAGTGTTCCTGTCATTGCAATCCTTTTTGTTTCGAGTTTGGTTGAGCCATCGCCTTGCTCATGGTGTTGGCAGCCGAAGCAAAACCCATGACCATCGGAGTAGCGTGCTAGATTGTTCTTTGAACCACAGCTAGGACACGGTTCGTGTCGCAAGAAATTAG